AGACGTCAGGTCACAGGGATTGGACCCGCCCCTACCCTCATACAGTTGAGAATTATTATCACCTAAGCCGTTCACGGGCCGTCTTCGCCTTATGACACGGCCAGCACAAACTCTGCAGATTGCAGTCAGCATCAGTGCCGCCATGCGCTTTAGGGATAATGTGGTCAACGGTTTTCGCCTCACGCACCACACCGGCACGCAGGCACAACTGGCACAGGCCTTTGTCACGCTTCAGGACACGCGCGCGGATACTGTCCCACTTCGAACCGTAGCCGCGCTGATGACGGGATTGTCCAGGTTTGTATTGCTTCCAGCCTTCGCCTTTGTGTTGTTCACAGCAGCCAGATGGATTTATAGTTGTTTTGCCGCACCCTCGGACCCGGCAGGCTTTAGGAGTTCGTGGTGGCATAATTTCTATCTCTTGTACGATTTTGAAAAGGGCAATTACATGAATCAAGAAATAATTACCGAATTAGAAAAAGAAATTGATGAATTAAAGCTTGAGACCTCTGCAAATCGCGTAATGATTAAAATCATCATGAAATATATTTCAAACACTTCTGGGATGGATGTTAATACTATTTTTCAAGAAGTCGTTGAGGCGATAGCCCCTAATGATATTTCTCCTGAAAATACACCAGAAGAAATTGAACGACTACAGCAATTCAAAGAAAAGTTATTATCTTTTGGTCACGAATAATAAATAGGCGCCTTCTAGGCGCCTGAAAATACTACATACCACACTCCCTCAATGATCGCTCCAGTAACGTGGATATTTTCTTAGAGCATATCCCTGCTTCCCTCAACCGTAAACAATGTGTAATTACACCATTAATGAGCGACTGGTACGCGCAACCTTGAGCTCTCTGGGATATCATGGCTGCTGCTATGGCACTACTTATTAAGGTTTATCCGTTTACTGACACTCTCTGCTTCTATTTTACGAATAGAAGTTTTATCCCGATTACAGTTAGTCAGTGCTGACAACAGACTCACATTCAAATCCAGACTGCCTCCATAGGTCAGCGGATCGGGAATGGCTGGTTGCGGGGTTTCAGCGGTCAGACTTGCCGGTAGCGGTATCACCGGAACTTGTACGTAAACTGTCCGCGTATTTCCGCAACCGGTCAGCAGCGGCAGCAGGCACAGGACGTGAAGCACAATCATCATCCGCAACAGCCATTTTGATATCTTCCTGGGTTCTCTGTGACTCCAGTGCGATCTGCTGTTTTGCATGCTGGTTAGCCTCCAGTACTGTATTGACGATTTGCAGTGATTGCAGGATGTTATTGGTAATGGCAGTTGCCAATTTGGCATTTTGTACAGCCTCATCAGCACGTTTCTTTTCGTACTGATATTTGCTGTAGTAGTGGTTGGCTGACCAGATGAAAGAACCAATGACAGTAACGAAGAAAGCAGAGATAACCAGCTTATAGCTCAACTTCATTTACCACCCCACCAGCCTCTTTAAACCGGGAAATCAGGTCGCCAATTTTATGTTCATACTGACCGTAACCTGCACCAGGTAAAGACGCCCAGATATTGCTGCAACGGTCGATTGCCTGACGAATATTGCCGCGATCAATCATCGGTAAAGCGCCACGCTCTTTAATCTGCTGTAATGCCACTGAGTCCTGGCTTCTGGGAGAGAAGTCTTTCAGCCCAAGCTGCTTGCGGTAAGCATCCCACCAACGTGAAAGAAGTTGATAACGGCCTGCAGCTGTTGATTTGAGTTTCGGGTTTAGCGTGACAAGTTTGCGAGGGTGATCGGAGTAATCAGTGAAGAGTTCGCCACCGACAATAACGTCATAACCGTGGTTACGTGTCGGTTGTCGCCCGTTATCCGTTCCTTCTGACCATGCCACCATATCGAGGAAAGCTTTACGCTGAGGATTAAGATTTTGCATTTTTCACCCCTGTCAGTCGTTCCCAGAAGTACGTCAGTGCAACCGACCCCATCGCACCGCTAATCCCCGCTGTCGCGAGAATCATGTAAATACTGAATCCACTTTCGATGCTAATCAGGCCACCAATAACACCGGTGAATCCTGATACCACTATTTGAGCCAGAGCATTTATCCAACTCCACGTTGCTTTACTCTGCTTCACATCTATCAGGTAGCGGACCAGACCGCCCCAACCTGCAATGATCAGCAAAACGAGCCAGAACGCTCCGGCAAGGCTCTCTTTTTCGTGCATATGAATAGCCAATGTTTCGCCGCCGACAAAAGGCCGGGACGTTAAATGTCAGAATGCAGGCTCACGGGTTAATTTAACGACAAAGCACGGAGTTGATGCTCCCCGCAAGCCTTGAATAAAAAAGCCAGCATATGGCTGACAACAGAGGGTTAAGCAATGTCAATTCATCAGGCGAAGGCAACAAAAAGCCCCAGCAAATACCAGGGCTAGACAGATATGAATACTACTGTTCTTCTATTTTTTTACTGGAAATCAATCCACTGGTCATTTCATAACCGTTTGTGTGGCCACAGTAAGGGCAAATAATTGGCTCTTTATCCTTTCCTCCTGGATAGCCTCCACTGTGCTCCCAATAAATAAACTCTTTATTGCAACTTTCATTACTACATCTTGTATTGCTCATTGCATCACTCCCTCAGTAAGTAAGGAAATAAATACATAGCATAACCAAATCATTATTCGAAATTTGAGCACAAAAAAACCCGCTCGATGGCGGGTTCAAGAAGATTATCAACGGTAGACACACAAAGCCCATCGTTAGGATAATCCTAACCATATTTTTTGAAAAATGCAAGAATCATGTCGCCATCTTCGGCGAAAATCATTTATCTTGTCACTCTCCTCAATTGTGTCTCAGCATATGCTTCTTCCTGCCAGCACTTTGTAACCAGTTTATCAATGACATCTGCATATCCTTTGTACCACTGATAATCCGTCAGGTCTGGTACCAGCTTCTGGACATGATGCCGCGCCAGTGTGGTTGGTAAACGGCTAAACCGGTTTCCATTGCAACGCCCACAAATCTTATAAACAGGCGTGCCATGAAGCCGGGTCCTTTTTTCATCCAGGACAATACCTTTACCCTTACACCCTCTGCACGCTGTGCTGACTTCTCCCTTACCATGACAATGCTGACATAGTTCCTTCACCCACTCTTCCTTGATAACAGACTCCCCGCTTCTGGAGTGTTTCACCACTTCGCGCAATACATTATGAAATCCAGTACCAGCACAATGCTCACAGCGAGCCTTACTTGCCGCAGACCTGGAATAATCAGCAAAGGCAAAATTCACAAGGTAAGGAATGATCTGTAGCCGGGTTTCTTCACTCAATTTGTTCAATGTCGGGTTATCCAGTGCCATCGCGTAATTGAGCAGACCTTCAATCGCAAACTGAGGATCCTGAACACCAACTTTTGCCAGGAATAAGGAAAACCCAAGCGGTGCTTTCGACTGCACCATCCCCTGCGCAGCCATCACATCTGTAATTGTTAAACCACCCGAGCCTGTCGCCGGTGCGTCATCACTCAATTTTGGAGATTTTGGGGAGTAATATTTTGGTAAGGCTTCAAGGTTCATGCTCGTTCTCCACTTACGCCAGTACGCCTATTGCCAGCGCACGATCGATAAAACGAAATATCAGCTCCAACTGGGAGCCATACATCTCTTCAAATGCCACGGTACCCGCATGCAGCTCGTCGTGATGCTTTCTGCACAAAGGCAGCACGAAGAGGTCATGCGCTTTTGTACCCATTCCCCCCTGACCGTGGCCTATCAGGTGGTGGGGATCATCAGCAGGCTTTCCACAACATGCACACGGCTGTGTCTTAACCCAGCGCGTGTACTTTTCATTAACCCAGCGGCGACGTTTTGGGCGTAACATAAAAGACTCCGGCGACTCCGGATCCACTTTCAGCGCCAGCACCTTTTTCGCCTTATCCTGGATGATGCTGGTGGCAGGAACCGAAGGCACAAGGTCACTTTCCCGGGTAACAGACGGCACAACAGGCTTCGGTAATCTCAGTGCCTTACGGGCTGCACTTTCCGGTAAGGCATCCGCCAGATCATTACGAATCAGCCACCAGCACAGTTCCGGCATTGTCACAACGTGACTGTCATCAAAACCGAGATCCCGACGCACGACAGATAACACCCACCGGACACAGTTATCCGTTGCCATTGATTCCAGCCGTTCCGTGAACTGATCGCGCAGCTGGTTATCGCAGTGCCAGCACAGACGGATTGCGCCCGGCGCGTGTCGCATTGTGGTCATG